ATCCTATCCTAATCAGTCTTGTTAGACGTGCAATGCCTAATATCATTGCATATGATATCGCTGGTGTTCAACCTATGACTGGTCCTACTGGTCTTATCTTTGCTATGAAAGCAAAATACAAAGGTGCCGTTTCTGATACAGAAGCACTAGGTTTAGATGTACCTGATACTTCTTTCTCAGGTCCTCATGCTACTACTGTAGCTGAAGAAATGGGTACTCCTGCTGGTACTGCGTTTGCTGAAATGGCTTTCACAATCGACAAGACTACTGTTACTGCTACAACGCGTGCGTTGAAAGCTGAGTACACAATGGAACTAGCACAAGATCTTAAAGCTGTTCATGGTCTAGATGCTGAGTCTGAATTAGCTAATATCCTTTCTACTGAAATCTTAGCTGAAATCAACCGTGAAGTATTAAATACTGTTAATTCTTCTGCTGTAACTGCTACGGACATTGATATATCTGCGAGCGCTTCTGCTGGTAATGATGGTCGCTGGGCTGTTGAGCGTTACAAAAACTTAGGAATGAAAGTTGAACTAGAAGCTAATGCTATCGCTGTTGCGACTCGCCGTGGTAAAGGTTCTTTTATTCTATGTTCTTCTAACGTAGCTTCTGCTCTTGCAGCTTCAGGTTCTTTAGATTATGCTCCTGCATTGTCTACTAATTTGAAAGTTGATGACACTGGTTCATTATTTGCTGGTACTTTAAACGGTTCTATCAAAGTATTTGTTGATCCATATGCTGCATCTGACTATGTAACTGTTGGTTATAAAGGTACTAACGCATATGACGCAGGTTTATTCTACTGCCCATACGTTCCTTTAACTATGGTTAAAACCATTGGTGCTGATGATTTCCAACCTCGTATCGGTTTCAAAACTCGCTACGGTATGGTTTCTAATCCTTACACTTCTATTGCTGACAACAGCAATGCTTACTTCCGTAACTTTGTAGTTACTGGTATTCAGTAAGTTGTATTATAACAATTAGTCTACCTTAGGACCAATTGGAAAAAAGGACTCTTCGGAGTCCTTTTTTTTTATCTTATAAATAGTAGTATCGTACCTAGTACTTAAAGAGAACCTTCATGGCACAAACTACTAATATTAATTTCCTATCACCCCTTAACTATAAACTAGTAGTAGGTAAAATACCTAATATAGAATACTTCTGTACAGGTGTAACTGTGCCGTCTATCTCTATTGAAGGTGAAAGTCCTATATTCTCAACACCTACTAGAGATATTAGAGCCTACTCTAATAAGCTTCATTTTACTACATTAGAAATTACTACAATCATAGATGAAAACCTAGAGAACTATAAAGAGATATATGATTGGATACATGACATAGTATTCACTGATGATAATGAACCTTTAAAAAAATCAAGTGATATTACATTAATCATTATGAGTTCTAAGAATAATTCTGTTAAAAAGATAAGATTCACTAACGCCTTTCCTGTATCAATAGGTGGTTTGGAATTCACTTCTATTAACGAATCTGTAGATTACATTACATCTAATATATCATTTGAATTCACTGATATGATTCTAGAATAATCCTTGATATTCTATTGAATATGTAGTATAATATGATATAAACAAAGGAGAATTATAATTTATAATATTGAAGATATACTTAAAGAATGGAAAGTAGACGTTGAAGTCGATCAGATAGCATTAGATGATGCATCAATACAATCAGCATCACTACACGCCAAATACTTAGAAATGCTTACTAAAACTAAATTAGAATTAAAGTATTTCGAATCACAACTAGATATAGCTTATAAAGACAAATGGTTATATTACACAGGTAAGATGGACTCGGATAGGATACAACAACTAGGTTGGGATCCTGATCCTCTTAATGGTCTAAAGATACTTAAATCAGACCTTAATTACTACTACAAAGCAGATCCTGAACTCCAAGCTCTATCAACTAAGATAGATTTAGCTAAAACTATTAAAGAAACATTAGAAGAGATTATAGGTCATATTAGGTTTAGATCAACTAATATTAAGAATATCATTGAATGGCGTAAGTTTATGTCAGGATCATAAAGGAATATGGAAGAAATGGATATTATAACAGTAAAAAAGAAAAATCATGCTATGCTATCAATATCTACAGAACCTTCTATAGATATGGAGTTATCTTCTCATTTTGAGTGGTTCGTACCTGGTTATAAGTTCATGCCCCAATACAAGAATAGAATGTGGGACGGTAAGTTTAGACTCTATAATACACTCCATAAAGAAATACCAGCTGGTGTATATGACTATGTTAAAGAGTTTGCTGATGTTCGTGGGTATACTCTTAATATAGAACATTGTCCTACTTACGGTTCTATCAACACTAAAGTAGATATTGATATAAACACTCTTGCTAGATTTATACAAGACTTGACATTAACATCAAAAGGTGTTAAAATAGAACCAAGAGAATATCAATTAAAAGGGATTCTTCACGCTATACATAATAAAGCATCACTACTATTATCACCAACAGCTTCAGGTAAATCATTAATCATTTACTGTACAATCAGATGGTACTTAGAAAACTATGATAATAATGTATTATTAGTTGTTCCTACTACATCATTAGTAGAACAAATGTATTCAGATTTTGCTGATTATTCAATGTATGATGATACTTGGGATGTTGAAGAATATACACATAGAATATATTCAGGTAAAGAGCGTAATACAGATAAAAGGATTGTCATTACAACATGGCAATCTATATATAAAATGCAATCTAAATGGTTTGAACCCTATTCTATGGTTATAGGTGATGAAGCCCATACATTCAAAGCTAAATCATTAACATCTATTATGTCTAAATTAAGAGATGCTGACTTTCGTATAGGGACTACAGGTACTATACCTGATCAGGACTCTGATTGTCATAAACTCATATTAGAGGGACATTTTGGACCTATATATAAAGTAACAAGTACAAAAGAGTTAATGGATGCAGGTACATTAGCTCAAATGTCTATCAATATATTGTTATTGAAATACCCTGAAGTTCTATGTAAATCACTAAAGAAAGCAACATATCAAGAAGAAATAGACTTTATTGTATCTAATAAAGAACGTAATAACTTTATTAAGAACCTAGCATTAGATCAAGATGGTAATACATTAGTTCTCTTTAACTTGGTTAAGAAACATGGTGAACCACTATATAAGATGATATCAGAGAAGTCAGCTGATAATAGAAAAGTATTCTTTGTATCTGGTTCAACACCTACTGATGATAGAGAGCGTATTAGACAACTAACAGAAAAAGAGAATGATGCTATTATTGTAGCTTCTCTAGGTACATTCTCTACTGGTATTAACATTAAGAATCTACATAATATTATATTTGCTTCACCTTCTAAATCACAGATTAAAGTTCTTCAGTCTATTGGTAGAGGATTAAGAAAGTCTGAAACAGGACAAGGAACTGAAGTATTTGATATAGCAGATGATCTACATTATAGAAAAAAACAGAATTATACTCTAATACATTCGGGTGAGCGTATTAAGATATATTCTAAAGAACAATTTGAGTACGATATCTACGAGGTGCAAATATGACAGCATTACCCGACATTAGACAAATACAATTAATTACTGGTGTATCTATTGTAGGATATATAGTAGAGGAAACTGATCGTGCTCTACACGTTGAAACACCTTTTGAGATTATCAGATCAGGTAATAAAGCAGAATGGGCTGTTTATCTTCATATGTGTGATGATGATCATATAGTTAATATTAAGAAGGATCATATCATATGTTCCTTTGAATGTGACTCACACTTTAAGTTTGAATACATCAAAATGATGGAACGTCTAACAAAAGATGATGATCAATACGAGGAAGAAGAACTAGTAGTTGATGACGAAGAGGATGATGCTCACTACTACTGGGGCAGTGATACCAGTACTTTACATTAATATACTGTGTACCCACTTTCCGCGGACGGTAATAATATTATAACACATATACAAAGAAAAGTCAAGTAAAATAAAACACTTGACATTATCGTCAATATAGTGTATAATGTACACAACAATAAAAAAAGAGATATATTATGAGTGAACCTACTACAGAACCGAAACAACCAAAACACTATTTAAATAATAAAGAGTTTTCTCAAGCAGTAGTTGATTATGTAAATGCTTGTAATGTAGCTAAAGAGGACTCTTTACCTGTTCCTATTGTACCTGATTACATAGCAACTTCCTTTATGGCGATTGCTAATAAGTTATCTAATAGGTCTAACTTTGCACGATATACTTATCGCGATGAGATGGTTATGGATGCTGTAGAGAATTGTTTAAGGGCTATTAATAACTACAGATACGATTATACAACCCGAACAGGACTACCTAATGCCTTCTCTTACTTTACTCAGATATGTTTCTATGCTTTTATCCGAAGGATTCAAAAGGAAAACAAACAGGTTGATATCAAGAATAAGTTTACATTACAAGCTGATCATGCGAATTTCTTACATTATGGTGAATCGGGGTTGGATAGGTCGAGCGTAAATATTGATAATACTATTGATACTTTAAAGGATAAGATAAACGTTATTGAACGAGCTAAGAAGTTTAAAACAGCTGTTAAGAGAATATTAGTTCCTAAAGGGATTGAAATATTTTATAAGAAATAAGGAAATATTTATATAATGAAAATAGTTATTCTGAATGACACCCATGCAGGCGCTCGTAATTCATCACAGATATTCATTGATTACCAAAGAAGATTCTATGAAGAGGTATTCTTTCCCTATTGTGATAAACATAATATAAAGAAAGTACTTCATCTAGGGGATTACTATGAATCTAGAAAGCATGTAAACTTCAAAGCTCTTCATGAAAACCGTAAGATGTTCCTTGATCCTTTAGTATCTAGAGGTATGACTATGGATATCATACCAGGTAATCATGATGTATATCATAAAAATACAAATGATCTTTGTGCATTAAAGGAACTATTAGGATATTATACCTCGAATGTTAATATCCATATGCATCCTACAGAGATTGATTATGATGGATTGAAAGTAGCCCTACTTCCATGGATTACTACAGAGAATCATCAAGAGGTTAAAGACTTCATTTCCACCACATCAGCTCCTATTCTTGGAGCCCATTTAGAACTTCAAGGGTTTGAAATATCTCGTGGTATTATGCATCAGCATCAAGGATTCTTAAAACCTAATGCATTAAGTAAGTTCGATCAAGTGCTATCTGGTCATTTCCATATAGCATCTGAACAAGGTAATATACGTTATCTTGGTTCACAGATAGAGTTTACATGGAATGATCATAATGATAAGAAGTATTTCCATGTGCTTGATACAGAAACTAGAGAGATTGAGAAAGTATTAAATCCTATCAGGATGTTTGAAATCATTTACTATGATGATGAGGTAACAGATTATACTACTGAATCAGTTGAAAGATATAAGAATAAGTTCATTAAGGTGTTTGTTAAGAATAAGACAGACCCATTCATATTTGATGTTTTTATTGATAGGATAACGGATATAGGTGTGCATGATCTTAAAATATCAGAAACCTTTGTATCTGATATAGAGAACACAGTAGTAGCTTCTAATATAACAGATACAGGTGATTTATTAAACTCATATATAGATG